GCAAGTTTGAAGTTCCCACCGACATACGTCGGAGTGTATGTGCCACTACTCTTGGTCCCATCATCATCATCAGTGCCGCCAAAGCCCCCGGTCAGAACATCATCTGTATCAGCCCTTAGAATATCAGCATCAACTGCTTCAAAGTCGGTGCCCGCTTCTAAGTTCAATGTAGCTTTGACTGCTGCTTCATTGGCATCATCAAGGAATGTCTTAGCAAATGCCGTTAAATCTATAACTTCTGCTGTACCATCACCTGTAAATAGAATAGCTTTATTAGCTGCACTAGTAAGGCCGGCAATAGCATTAAGTTCACCATCTGCTGTGTAGTCGGAACCAGCAGCACCAGTAGCTCCCGTTGCTCCCGTAACAAGGCCAAAGTCAAACTTCTTTGAAGTACTATTATAAGTGGCTGTAGGAGTACCACCTGTAGCTACTGTATTAGTATCATGTGTAGCTGCAATTACATCAGAAGCATCTAGAAGTGTAGCAAGGTTGCCGGCTGTTACATCAGCATCATAAGACAGTGCCGTTGTAGCTGCGGCACTATCAGATGTAAATCCTGCTTGACATACTCCATACCGTCCACCATCCACTACAAAGTCATTAGGACTATACACAGTCGATTGTGCATATGCTCCTCTAGACGTAACTTGTACGGTAAATGCAGACCACCTACCAGCATTGGCAGTACGATCAGCAGCGAATGTACCAGTGCTAGGTGTAGTATGCGCTGTATCAACTTCCCAAATGGTGCCCAGATCAGGATCGACATACTTCTCCGCCACTGAAACAGCTAGAGCGTTCTGCCAGACACCTTTAAGATTCGTAACGACGATGAAGTTGGAGAACACAGCATCGACAGTACGCCAGTTGTCGTGTTCATCCTCATGCCAAGGAATCGAATCGAAGTCGATCAGCTTGAAGTTATAGTTCGGAGTAACAGTCATGTTGTGCTTCCTTAGACATCAATCTCCGTACCAACGACCTGCATGTTCATTGCTTGCATGGTAAGCGTAGCAATCGTATACGTAACAGTATCACCAGCAGAAAGGTAGTACACGAAAGGAGCTGGAGCCACAGTTAACAAGGCCGTAGCACCTGTGGGAGCAGCAGCAGTCTCAGGATTAACTAGCAAGGTACTGTTAGAATGTATGTAACGAGCAGCAGTGTGGTTTAGAACGACTGCAGCATTAATCCCATTAACAGTAATCGTTAGATCACCAGTACCTGTCGAAGCGTGACTAAAACCAGCCCACATGATCTGGCATTTCGCAGCCTTGCCAGAAGGAACCGTATAAACAGTAGTGGTAGCCGCCGTAGCTGTGGTAGCTTCACCAAGAACACCAATCTTATCAGCCATCTTATTCTCCTAAATTACAAAGAAACAACACCAAAGGCAATGTCACGAGGAAGTCCTAGTGACAATGCCCTAACTCTCGCAATGCGAACATCGACTTCTTCTGGGGTAATAAAGTTGTAGAATGCTTGCGCGCCAGGAACCCCTGTCCGAGTTTGCAAGGCAGTAATTTCATTATAGATAGTAAGAAATTGCGCTCTCATCGTAGCCTTACTAACTTTCGCATTGTCAGCAGGGAAGGTTGTAGTAACAGCACTAGTCATTGTTATCTCCTAGGTGATCCAACTAAATAACCGAATGAAATAGAGACGAACTTTAGTGGCTTCATAGCATCCCCTGATATACGCAACTTTTGCAGCTTGTACTTAGCTGTCCAAGCATATAGTTGTTCCAATCGAGTAGGACGGCCACCACCGAAGTCTTCTCCAAATTCATCCCCACCAAAGCCAGGACTGTCTCCACCCTCAAATTCCATTGACAACGTGGGATCAAGTACATCTACATCCCATCCTGTGTCATCATCAAACTTCAGTTCGTCTTCTTCCCAGTCCTCACCCTGATCACGCCTATCCGAGTAGATGTTATCTATAAACATCTCAGTGAGGAACTTGTTATCTCCAAGGGTATCAAAGTTGAGGTATCGACTGTTCTTTGTAAGGAATCGTTGTTTGTTGTCGCTCCAAGGCAATTCCCAAGTAAAGTTAATTGGGATTCCACTGTCAGCCACATTTGCAACAGGAGTCCATCCAGTAGAATCACTCCAAGATGTCTCGTCATCCCACACCTCTTGATCACCAATATAGTCAGCGGTAGCTGCTTGGTTCTCATCAGTTGAGTGTCCTAGACGAAAGACTTGCGTACCTTCTGTAAGGAAGATGCTCTTCAGTGCAGAGCGACAACCACTGCGGAACTTCCAGTTGCGCCAATCGCTCCATGCTTCTATCTTGAGAGCCTTATTCCTCTTATGTACGAAGCAACGATACTCTGTGATCTCGTTGTCCCCTGGCTCATTAGGAATGAACATCATGTAATTGTTGTTCTGGCTATCCCACAAGCTCCAAGTCTTGTCTTCTAGTGCAACAGTAGAGTTTACCCTGCCTATTGCACGTTGTACCTCTGGATCAATCAACTGTGAAGCGCGTTGGTTTGAGGTGCTACCAGTAAACAAGGCACGTTCAATAACAGAGACACCATTAACATCCACAAAGATCATGTCCTTGCCTAGAGTTTGTATAACCCTATGAGACAATGAACCAACGTTATCGAAGGCATCTCCAAAAGTAGGTACATGCACCGATTCAACAAATACACCTAACGTCACTGGTAATACAGCATCTTCAAACATGACCATGAGTAGATCACGGAAGCCTCCTAAGCCCTTTATGGTATAGGAGCCACTAGGAACACGACTACCCAGGTCAATATTAACAGCATCATTAGGATCACTGTCGCCAGCCCACGTACCGCTCGTATCAGTGTTGGATATGTAGAGTCTGTCTTCTGCGCCACTGCTTGTATCTCCCGCCATAAGAAGATACCTGCCACGAGTAAAGACAAAGCGAGCAATAGGGGTATTAGCGTTTGAATCATCCGCCAAATCCTTCAAGTAAGAAGCAGCTAGTGATGCGGAAATGATGACAGGTTTATTTACCCCATTACAGACAATCAAGTCACCGTTGAATACAGCAAACGAAACAAAAGTAGTAGTATTCCATCCATCAGGGGAACCTTTAAGGTTGTTGGCCCAATCGTCTGACCAGATTTCATGGACATTACCAGTAGCATCTATCTTAACTATCTTACCGTTCTTACCAACCGCTATAATATGTCCACTATAATACTCACAATTGATGATCTCATCTAGGAACTCACTAGTCTCCGCGAATAGAACCGTCCCTGGGCGTACTGAATTGGCACCATCAATGCCACGTTGCATGTTCTCTAGTATCTTGGAGAACTTGGTATCAAGATTCAAGTCGCTATCTACAACATTCCACCCACCGCTAAAGTCACGGATAGTCGCATCAAGAAGTCGATTACCTCTTGATATTTTGGCGTTGCGTGGGAATAGGAATGTATCAGCCATTAGAATTTGATTTCATCGGGTTACTTGAAGGTTGCCAAACTCTATTCACGTTCTTCTGTACTTCTTCAGCGGTGGTTCCTTCTCCCCAACCAGGGGTAGCTAACTCACCAGTTGCCTCTAATTTATTAATGTGGTTCATGTACCCCTCGGAACCTCCCCAGGAATCAATAGTCTGTCGTAAGTTCCGATCAGCACTGGTTTCCTCACTAAGTTCGTCAGTTCCAGGGTATCGAAGATCACGAAATATGTCATCTTCTGCCACAACTCCCAATCCTTTGTTTAATCTTTCACCTAGTATATGAGAGTCAGGGGCAGGTTGCCTGCTTAATTCTGACTTTTCACTGTCAATAGACAAAGCATCAGCGTCAAGCATCGCTCTTGGGTCAAAACTCTTGTCTGTTATAGTACGCTCAAAGTTATCCAATCCTAATTCCTTAAGCCCTTTTGCTATTGTGGCTCGTCGTGCCTCAGGGTTGCCTCTAGCTGCTATTAACTCTTCCATAATAATCTCTTCAATAGACAGGCTAGGTTGCGGTATTGGCACAGGAGCATCAGGAATGTTACCAGCAGACTTAATGATTGCCTTCATCAATGGATTACCAGCTAGTTGGTTAGCAACTACTCCACCAGTACGACGAAGGAAGTCTCGCCTAGACATCTGAGCCGCACCAGCTTCCTTTAAGGCTCCTTTAATGTTCTCACTTACTTTTTCTTTGCTTGGAAGTAGCTGTGCAATGATCTCTAGTAATGGATTGCGTCGCGCTACTTTCCCTGCAAACTTGCCTACTTGGGCTAACAGTGACACCTTAGGTTGTGGTTTAAAAGGTACTAACTGTCCCTTACTTGTCGGCTCCTTAAGTTGCTCTCGTGCTATAATCTCCTCATGTAACTTTGTGGGCCGCTTGTCAGCCATTACGAAAGTTCTACAAAGCTAAAGGTATTCGGTAATGCCGTCACAGGATCAAGACTAATCGGCCCACTGTTAAACGTGTTCTTCAACTGTTTAACTCTAGCCTCAAAGAGTAATTGAAACTTCTGTGTGGCATTAGGATTGGTTCCATCGTCCTCTAGATAGTCAAAGACACTGCCTAGGATCAACGCTTGATCATCAAAGTCGATCTCATCTGTACCTACAAATGTATCAGGCTTCGTTCTATACTGTACTATGATATTGCCAGTGGCAGTCTTAGGCCAAATCTGAAACACTCTAGTAACCTTTGCTGTGTTGGTCGGTCCTAGTGCCTCATAATGTATGGGCACTGTCCCAGACAACTCAAAGGGGTTAGTAGTCAGAGCAGACATCTTGGTCAAGGGAGTGTTAGAACTTCCAGGGAAGATGACTCTAATATCTTCATATCTCTTGAGCAGTGATGTTACATCAGTTGTGATCACACCTAATGTGCCATCTAATGTCCACTGTGCCCACGTTAAAAATTGAGGCCAGAAAGCCTCATCAAATAATATGTCAAACTTATGCTGGATCATTTCAGCTATGCGATCCTCTGCATATATCTGAACACCAGTTCCCGCAACCATAGACAACCTGTCTGTGGTCCGAGTGATTAGTTCTGTTAAGGTACTCATAAAGAAGGCGACGGGAGGGCGAAGGAGATGACAACTCCCTCCCGTCTTCCTACTTAGCCGTTATACTGTTCAATACCGTGAAGATCAGCGGTATTGACCTTACAGCGGACTTCATAGGATACGCTACCGTCACATGCGGTAGAAAGCCTAATAGTTCCACGAGTATCTTCCGTAGTAGCCGTTTGAGTAGCAGTATCATCTCCTGCCACAAAGGCAAGAGGCTCAACTGTAATCATATAAGTAGCAGCGCCACCAGTAGGAGTACCATCACCAGAAATCCCAATTGCACCAAACTTAGCTATGGTGTTAGTTGCGCCATCATTGTCAGTAGCAGCCGTATCACTATCTAGGACAGCTACACCAGAGCTGCCGGCAATGACAAGGCTAAGACCTGCAACGTCAGTAGATCCCACCACAACAGTAGAAGTCTGTACTCCAGTAGTTGCGGTAGTAACGACCGAGTTAACTCCCGTAATCTGTCCTGCAACTGCAGAAGGCAGTACAACATCAGCCCCAGATGCAAAACGAACGGCATCAATTTCGACCGTCACTTGGGCAGCATCGTAAGGCATAGACACATCGTCTTCGGTGTATCCAACAATAGCTTCAGCCTTATATGGTAGACCTACACGATCAAACCAGCCAATGTCACAAGTATCAGAAGCTGCTCCAGTTGCGATAGCTAGAGTATCTACATACTTGAAAGCTTTGTTGCCATAGATAACAACAGTACCAGAGAGAGTCATGTTCTCTTGCATCTGCTGGCCCAGGTAGTCTCGACCCGTAATCGTAATAACATGGTCAGCACCACTTGAACCAGTAGCAGTAAGACACCGGCCATAAGTTGCGTCAATCTTACCAGCAGTGGAAGTGAGAGAAGTCGAGCTACCATCAAACGTGGTCTTATAGTCCGAAGACGAATAAGAAGTGGCTGAATTGGTAGCACTTACCCCATCCCAAATACCGTCGGCATCAAGTGCAGCCGGGGCACCGAGATAAGCGATATGCTCATCCCCAACAACATCGGCAGCAAATTCCATATTCGGAACATACTGACTAATGCTACGGGGGAAGTTGTCTTGAGAAACCTTGCTCATAACTATTACCTATAATAAGTTAAGTGTGATGAACTTGAGAAGATTTGGTAACTCGTTCTTTCTGTTCTGACCTTGCCTTAAGACTTACGGCTTGAGCTGGCTTCACAGTGTCACCTGTGTCCATATCAACCAACTCAGCATCTCTCAGAAAGCCCTGTCTCTCCATCTCTTCTCTTGTCCATATTCGGATTGAAGAGCCATTAGGAAAATAAACCATCCAACCAGCATCATGATCTACGTCTTCATATGTAAACCCACCAGCGAGAATTTTGTTCCCATCCTTATCAATCTTAGGATTGCCTTTATCATCCAACTGACACTTAGGGGTAGCTATTTTCCTTTTGGCCTTGCCATCTAGCTTATGCACCTCAAAGCGAGGTCTAACGTTCTCGTTCATCTCCTTCACTCCTGTCCTACGAGTTAATTAGAACCGCATGGGTACGGAAAGCTTTCCACATGCACCATTGTCCTTGCCAGACAACACGACGGCCATGAGCGTCAATCGTCCATGGGGCGACCAACTCTTTGACTTTCATGTTGACATGCTTAAGAACGTGCAGGCGAAGGAACTTACTGTTAACGAAGAACGCCTTATTAACAGGGCAGTCCTCATCATACAGCATGGGAATGTTCTGGTGCTTAACACCAGCAAAACCCAAGTCCATCATCTTCTTACCGGAGTTAGATTCCGACAAGTTGATGACAACCTTATCCCGTACAGCAGTGCGATAGTGACGGAACAAGTTACGACCAGTGAGGATAACGTCAGGCTTATCACCCTTAAGAGTGAGGTCCATCAGGATATCATCAAAGGCTTCTTCAATGTTGGTCGAATCCAAGTTGCCATTGAAGTCATAAGCGGAAGTACGCCACTGACTCTCACTAGCACGGTTGATGTTACCAACAGTACCCGTCGTGGGATCATCAGGAATAAGAAGTCCAAGACCTTGGGGATCAGTACCAGCACCAGAAGCATAAAGGTACTCGGAGAACTTCTCCTTGATGCTCTCTTCAAGAACATCAATCTTAGCCTTCATCAGCTTGAAGATTTGAGCCGAACCTTGGTTCTCATCTTCTTCCTGATCACTAATAACAACCGAGCCCGCAACACGCGCCCAGTTATAGGTAACAGTGTCGAACTCACTCGTCTGTGCGATCGGCTGCTCATCGAAGTATTCGTAAGAAGTGATGTTTGGATTACGTCCCAAAGTCAGAGGGTTCGTAATCTCGTGTCCACCGTCCTCAAACTCCACACGATTGTTAGCGAAAGCCCACGCCATAAGGGCGTTGGACTTAATAGAAGCAAGAATGAGCTTCTTACGCGAACGAGTCAACGTGGATTCAAGAACCGTGGCAATAGGAGAACTTGCCATTGTTTAGATTCCTAACTAGTTAATGCCAGCCTCGGCCATAGCTTGACGAATAATGTCATCGGTCGAGGTACTTACGTCGGCCACCCGTGGGGTATCTGTTACATTTCTTAGTGCAACACCACCATCGGGCGGTTGAGGTTGCGTATTAACGCTAGAAGGTCCAGCTTGTGCTTCTTGCTGTAACTGTTCTAGGTTCTTCGTCCAGTCCCACCCTTTTTGTAGATAGTAGCTCTGGAGTTTATAATACGCGGCTTCTGGCGACAAGCTAGGTTCTTGTTGTAGAAGTCGGGCTAGTGATCCTTCATGTATTGCTGCATCAGGATGTTGCGCTGAGAACTGATTGTAAATTCCTAACGCTCTATCATTATTCTCCTGTGTGTCAATTTTCGCTTGGCGATCTGCTACCAAGGGAGCGAGTGCATTATCAAGCATAGATTTGACTGCACTCATATCGGTGCCACCACTAACGATGGCATCTACATTATGCCCATTTGTTTGGGCCTGTGTCAACATATATTGTATAGTTTCGACAGGATTGTTTTTGTACGCAGCAACTAACTGCGCTCCTGTGGTTACCTCATCAGGAGAGAGGTTATATTGTGTGCCAACTGATCCAGCCTTATTAACAGCCTCTAACTGTACAGTTAGCTCTGCTGCTTTTGCTGCTGCTTGATCGGCCCTATTCTTCTCTCTTAGTCCAGTCTCGTAAAACCGTCTCTCCCGTCCAGCCGCTGCAATGACTTTTCCGTCCCTTCCCACGAGGTCTTGGGGACCACCAGCTTGCCGCTGTTGCTCCGTTCCATCGCCACCGTCAGTACCTTGTCCACTACTGACAGCAGGTGCCTCTTCTGGAGAGTCCGTTGCCTCTCCAGTATCTTGTTCGCCATCGTCCGTCGTTGTAACCTGTTCATCTCCTTCTCCAATACTATCTAGTATCGCATCATCAGTACTAACGAGTGTATCTTCCTCAGACATCTTTCATCTCCTTCATTGTACGGGAGCCCCCTCAGGAGCGCCCTGTTGCGCTTCCTGTTGAGCCCCTTGTTGTAGTTGCTGAATAGCTCCTGCTAGAGCCTTCTGTGGTGGAACTCCAGATTGAATGGCACTTTGGACTTGCTGTTTTATTTCTGGAGGTAACTGTGCCAGTAATTGTTGTAACTGCTCAGGGCTTGCTGATGCTATATCTGGAGTATTAGCTTGTCCTTGTTGTGGCTGTCCCTGTTGCGGTTGTCCTTGACCTTGACCACCAGAGGCTTGAGCAATTGCCTCACTAAGTTCCTGCCAATCTTCCTCTCGCATGGTGACTTCATCAAAAGCCTTCTCCATGACTTGTAGCATGATCTTAATCGTAGGTCCAGGGGCTGCTTGTACAAACTGTCCTAACACCTGACCAAACTCAAGAGCTTCTTCCTTCTTAGCAGCACTCGTAGGCTTTTTAGTGGAACCGCCTACTACCGTGTAAGACATCTGATTAATCTCGCCAGCTCCTACGTTCTCCCACTCTTCAGCTTCTTCTCCAACAAGATTAACCACAGTCTCTTTATCCATATTCATGAGACAGAGTTGTGCAATGCCCCAGTAGATTGCGCCAATCCAATCTTCTATTTGGTCCGACTTCTCGTCAACTCGCATATTGGAAGCGCCAACATTAGCATCCACAGCACTTTTATTAGTGTTCGTCTTAAACTGTCCACCACGGAGGACTTCGCCGGTTGATCCAATGCGATCAATAGCTTTGTACAAGTCC